GGAACTTGTTCTTGAAAAGCAAGAAGAATTCCAGTATGAAATTCTCGATATGGAGGTAATGCCTGATCACGTACACCTGTTAATTGATGTAGACCCTAAAATTGGAGTCTATTCAGTTGTATCAAAAATTAAAGGATATACTTCAAAACAATTAAGAGAGGAATTCCCTGAACTGAAAAAGAAACTTCCTACGTTATGGACTCATTCAAAGTTCATATCAAGTGTTGGATCAGTAACTCTTGATGTAGTTAAAAGATATATAGAGGAGCAAAAACACGTATGATCCTAACCTACAAGCTTAAACATGATAGAGATTTCTCAGATGAATTGAGAAAAGCTAAGCAGGTAGCTGAGTTTGGGATTAAAAACAGAACTCTATCCTCTAAAGACGTTAAACAATTTGGGCTGAAATCTGCAATATCAAATCAGATTCTCAGGAAATACGTTAAGAATAAAAAAGTAAAATCTGTAAGCTCAGTTCAGCTAACAGTACCAAATCAAGGTATTAAAGTTGATAAGAAAAGTAGAAAAATAACAATACCTTGTCTTAAACTTGTATTGAACTATCAGTTTCCAGATTTTGAAAAGATCAATCAAATTGAGATTGGTAAAGAATATGCCTGTGTATCTGTAACGATTCCAGATATAGAGCCTGAAAAAGCTGATAACTACATTGGAGTAGACAGAAACACTACTGGACATATTGCAGTAGCAGCAAATCCTAAAACTGGTAAAATATGGAAACTTGGAAAGAAAGGGCTTCATGTACATAAAAAGTATAGTAGTATCAGGAGAACTCTACAGAAACAAGGGAAATACAAAAAAGTAAAGCAAATTAAAGATAGAGAAAGTAGAATTGTAAAAGATCTTAACCACAAGATAAGCAGGAAGCTAATTGAAGTAGCAAAAGAAAACAACTGTGGTATAAAACTTGAAGATCTGACAGGAATAAGAGGAAATAAAAAACACACAAGATCGTTCAACTACTCCTTGAACAGTTGGTCATTCTATCAGCTTCAAATGTTCATAGAATATAAGGCTAAGCTGCAAGGTGTTGAGGTTGTCTACATTGATCCGCATTATACAAGCAAAAAGTGTAGTATTTGTGGACAGATAGGTAACAGAAACGGTAAATCATTTAAGTGCTCTTGTGGGCACGTTGACCATGCAGATGTCAATGCGGCATTTAACATAGGTCAATCCATCAAAGAAAGAGATTTGATGGAAGGGAACACTGATATCCCTAAAGCGGCTCTGTCTATCTGAAAACAGAGAAACAACCGTAGAACCCACACAGCTTTAGCGTGTGGAGTATGTCAGTATTGCTTCCTTTGTTTCTTGAAATAATTCCCAATCTTCAGAAGTTACATCCTCGAACTGAAGTCCGTAAGATTGACTTCCTCCATCCTCGAATCCCATAAAAAACGTATTCCCATAAAGATGAATATATGCGTTTGATTTCATCGTTTTTCTTCTGAGTTTTCTTCCTTCTTTCAATTGATGTAAAGCCCACTCAAAGTTCATTTTTCATTCCTCGACTACTTTCCATTCATTAGAAAATATATCTCCGGTGGATGGAACCCAGGGAACATATTCTTTTTGTGCATTATACATCATCAAATAAGGGGCACACTTTGTATTTTTGTATGTTCTTCCTTCGACTGCATACACATACATTCCCTTGCCGTTCCATTTCAAATTCGTAATCCTTTTTCCTTCTAAGCATAGTTTCAAAGCGGTTGGAAAATCCATCGGCGGTTCATCTCCGTTTTAAAATGGTTACATCTAATCAGCATCAGATTATAAAAAAGTAATGTCAGTAGTACCCCTGAGAATCGTTTTTCCTGCAAATTGCAGTCTCAGAGGCTTTACTTACTTAGGACAGAGAAGGGCAGGGAAGGAGATTGAAACCTGCCCATATTCGCAGAGGAAAAGATCAGAAACCTCCACTTGCATGTTTGGTGTGAACATGCCAATCACCGGACGCAAGGAGTATGAGTACCTTACGTTTTGTCGAGATGGAAACCGTTTTTCAGTGTACGCACACTTACTAAGGATTTATACAATAACTTCTATATATAGTTTTGTATATTTTAGAAGAGATAAATGAGAAACAGAACAACCAAACCTGGAACGAAAAGAGTCTCTTGGGCGTTGGGAAGAAATCTGGGGTAGGTTATGGTTGGTGTAATCTTCGGTGGTTGTTCTGTAGTTTAGTGTTTGTTTGTAATGTTATTTATAACTTTTTCATAGTCTGAATTGTTTTACTGAAAGACTTGATCCAAATGAGTAACCTTTTGAGAAATCGTCAGGTATTGGGTTTAAATAGTTAACCTTCATTGAATATATGCAATACCGGAGGCTGTCAACCCCATCATCCTTTATCTTTATTGGCTCATCTAAAAACTTCCCGTCTTTGTCTTTTCTGTATCTATAGCCCTTTATCTCTTTAATTAAATTTTCCGAGGAAGCGTCAATATGAATCTTCTGACTTTTCATGTAGTCCAAACCCGCCCGCACGTCCTTCTTAGCTTCCTTAACATTAAATCTATTAACAGTTGTTGTAATTTCTCTTCCAGTAACCTTACTCGTAATCACTTTTGTTGTATTGAGTGATAAAATTCTATCTGGCTCTGCCGAGTCCGCAAAGATGTCACATTTGTGATCTACCTTATTATACTGCATCCATTGAGCTAAGTCATCTGTAGTACACTCACTTCTATAGAACAATTCTCTAGCGTAGAATTCTCCATCTGAATAAAACACTTCGCAAAGAGCCATAGGGTGATTAAATCCAAAGTCCAATCCGTAACAGTGTAACCCCTGATTTAACTTATTCCAAGGCCAGGTCTTAACATCATCAATGATAAAATTTGTAAAGATTTGCCCTTCCAATTTTCCAGGAAGCCCAAGCGCGTAAATTCTGTAGAAGTTCTCGTCTTTTTCCTTATAACTATTCAACTCATTTACAAAGGATCTTGATAGATTCTTTATATTGTCTTTATATGTTGAATGATGAACACAATACTCTTTTGGGAATCTAGCAGCTTCGTCAAGAAGCTTCACGCACCAATTGTTCTGATCAATAGGATTAAAAGAAAGTATAAGAGTTGTATCCTCTGAATTTTTATCTCTTGCAAGACGGATAGTTAACTGTTTGTAATCGTCTTCGGTGAAGTCGGTTGCTTCTTCCATCCATATTTCTTTAAATTCCGAACCTTTCACTTTCTCTGAATCGTCAAGGCTGGCGTAAAATATATAATTATTTCCAACCTGTATATAATGTTCTGTTTTTTGATGTTTGAATGGAACTTTCCACCCATTGAGTATGTCGATAATTACATTAAGTGTACTCATCCTAAGTGCTGGAAAGTATTTTCTAAGAACAAGTCTTCTTCTTCCATCTCCACTTATTAAACCTAAACACATATGTTGGGCGATAGATACGCTTTTTCCAGACCCACCACCACCCACGAACAGCTTTTTCTTCTGTGGCTGTTTAAACACGTCATTGAATCTTTTGTTAATTACTTCGTACATGGTAGATCAGTCATCTTCGGGATGATCTTCTTCATCTGGGAAATCTTCTCCACCGCAATCTTCAATCTTTAAATTGATACTGACATCCCCCGAATGCTGCATCTTAACAGGAGAATTCAACCCTAGTAACTTCTGTCTCTGCTCCTTAATCTTCAGCCTGGACTTCACCCAGTCATTAGCCTCTTTTGAAGCCTGATAAGGATCGTCCTGTTTAATACGTTTTTCAAAATCGTAAAATAGTTTTGCAGTCTCAGCTTCCAGTGCGTCCAATTCTGCAAGCTCTCTCTCGAAAGCTTCATCCATATTCTGGAGTCTATTTTCTTTCCATTCCTGGCGAGCTTCTTTTAGATATCCTGCAACTGTGCAATGAGATCCGATATCGTAATTTTCTTCTTTCATCTGTTTTGCAATTTCGCGTGTAGTCATGTGGTGTTTTACGTAGAGTTCTACGGCTCTTTCCATCTTTGCTTCTTTGTTAATCATTTTTGCAATAGTAGCCCCTGGAATTGTGGTCACGTCCGTTTTTTGGTGTTTTTGTTTTTAAAAAAAGTTGGTGTATAAAAATATATTATAAGTGTGAGTATATATTATTTTCTCTTATTAGAGAGTTAAATTCTTTTTTAAATAATACCATCTTCATGAATATATTTATATACATAAACACGACATAAATTATACTACAGTTATAAATCACACCAACCACCGAATCTATTCTTAAAAAACGAAGTGGTTTCACCAACCATGCAACAGGAACTAATTCTAAACACCGGTCTATTTGAAAATTCACAGGACACCGTACACGAAGTTATCTATAATCGCCTTGATCTTCCACATTATAACAATGGAAAAACCTTCAGGTACGATGCTGAAGAATTCCGTAATGTTGTATCTCTTTTTAAAGATGTTCCACTTATTTTTGCAAAAACCCATCCTAAAAATATTGGAAAATTGCCATTAGAGGACGCTTTAAAGGAGGTAGATGGAAAACTCATAGGCACACCGCAAGATGTCTTTGTGAATAACACAGGTACGCTCTTTAGGGGAAGTGTAATCATCACTGATCCTGAAGCAAATGAACTTGTAAACAGTGGGAAAGCATTGCTTTCTACTGCTTTTTTGGCAAATCCCGATGAAAAGGGAGTTTTACGAAATCTAGTTCCAAATCATATTCTCGTTTATCCGTCTGACACTGGCATCCCGCCAGGTGATTTTGCGGCTTTGTTTTTGAATCAGTCTGAAAAAAACGGACTCAGTGATAACATGACAGAAGAACCGAAAAACGATACAATGGAGTATGCAAAAGAACTGATTCAGCATCAGACGATGATTCAGAATCAGTCCGAGAAAATCTCCGAAATGAGCGAGATGATCTTCAATCAGAAAACAGAGATTGCAGATCTGAAGACCACTGTAGAACAGAAAGAATCGCTTATCGTACAGAAAGACGAGCTTATCACAAACATGGCAAGTGATATTGAAACTCTGAAAAGTAAAGTTGTAGAACTCTCACAGACTCTTGAAGATATCAAAATATCTGAAAAGAACAAGCGGAGAGAACGCATTTTCAATCAGTACGCTCCTGGAATTAAAAAACAGTTTGAACCTCGTAAAGAGGAAATCTTTGACGATGGCAAATACGAAGAATTGATTTTTGAAATGAATCAGGCACAGGTAGGCTTGAAACTGCCTCCAACTGAGGAAAGTGGAACTGAAGAAATCCAGAATCAGGGCGAAGTGAAAACTGCCGGTGTTTCTGTAGAAAAGAATCCTGACACTGGAAAACTCGAAGCTAAAGTAATTAAGGTAGGTGCTTAAAAATGGTTGATTCTGGTCACATAGTCCCAACTGGAAGGCTAGTAACAAAAGGCTCTCCTGCTAATGTTGTATATAGAAATCTCGGTACTGTTACAAACGGATACCCTGGCAGGCTCGCTGTAAGAGAAAACACTGATTACGATGTAAAAGTTTCTGACGGTGTTCTCCCTCCTCTTGGATGGATTGGATATGAACAGCAGGCTACTCAGTACCAGGTAGCTGACATTACCACTATCAATGTCGTTGACACCGAAGTTCCTGTTATAAGTGGTGGTGGATTCACTATATACATGCCTTCCGGTCTTGCTAAGGGTACTGTAGCCACACAGGGTGATCTCCTCCTTTCCTGGACTAACGGACAGGTTGTACCTGGCGTTTTCATGGGTGGACGCTACGCCATAAAGGTTCCATTCATGAATGCAACAGGAACCGCACTGGTAGACACCGGCATTGATATTCCTGGCGGTGTCATGATCACAGATTGTATGCTGAATGTCACAACCAACACAGCAAGCGGAACTCTTGATGTAGGTTTTGATTACGCTGTTGAAGGCGGAGACCTTGACGGGCTTTTGGATGGAGAATCCATAGCAACTGCCGGGCTTGTTGTCCACGATGCTGTAGATGCATCTACTGCAAATATTACCGTAGGGGCCCTCCTGACCGAAGTTGAAATTAAGGATGCAACATCCGTATACTACGCTGTCCCAACTGGATACGTCACGGATGGAACCATCAAGAGTCTGGTATACACTCCTTCTGATCACGCGATGGCGGGGTACATATATGTTTTCATTGAGAGTCCTGGCATAGTTCCAGTAGGCAGAGCAGGCGCAGCCGCAGACGCTTCCAGTGAAGCAGCTAACATCTTTGTGGAGACAACCCTCTAAGGAGCGTGAAAAACAATGACAGTACAGGCACTTCAACAGAGAGCTACTACTTATTTTGATACTCAGATGGTTGACCCGCTATCCATAGCCGCTTCAGCCAGAGCATATTTTGACAAAGTTACAAGACTTCCAAAAAACACTTTCATTTATGAATATGAGAAGATTACCGAGATGGGAGATGCCATAATCAATTATGAGCTTCCGAATGAATCCGGCTCAAAAGATTCCATCAAGAGCACTCCATCTCAGATGAGGCTCGCTGTAATTTCAAAACAGTGGGAAGTCCCATATTCAAAATGGCAGGCATACCAGAACCTCGGAGTAGACCTCCCTACTAAAACAATGGAGTCTGCTATCAGAGTCATCGGAAAGAAAGAAAGAAACCTGCTGTTGCAGTCGTGGAAACCTGACGGAAGCACTGCACGCATAAACGGTCTGTATGCTTCTGCTGGAAACACTGTTGCCGATGCACATGACTTCGACACCGTTGGGAATGCAGTAAAAGCAGTAGGCGCAGCACTTGACCTCATGAGAGCAGATGAAGTAAGTGGAGTTAATTTCAACCTTATTCTGAATTCCGCAGAGTTCTCTAAGCTGTCTACTTCCACGTATACGAATGGAGACATGGAATGGGACAGGGTTCTCAAGCTCCTGAATATGGACGGAGGCAAGGGCAAACCACAGGGTACTATTTCCTGGAGTCCTGAAATATCCGTTGCAACCGGTCTACTCACTCCTGTAGATCCAACTGGGATGTATATGGAACTCGTAGTAGGTCAGGATACTAGAAATGTACTTGGGTTCAAGTCCGAAATCAGAGAGATATCTCCACTCATAGGCACTACCTATGAAATCATCGGTCCTCGTATCACTTACGATGCTGCTCTCTGTACTCTGACCAACATCTAAGGGGTTTCAACATGGTTGAGTGCATCGTAGCTAAAAGACACATGTTCCATAACGAGAAGGTATACTCTCAGGGCGAAAAGGTAGAGCTGTCCGACAAGGACGCTCTTTTCCTTCTTTCTCAGGGAGTTGTAATTTCTCCAACTGAATTCAGTCTCCCCACCGAAGCAGACGGTATTATGGCTGAAATGAAGAAAGAAAACGAAAGGCTAAAGGAAATAATCAAAGTTTTGACCGTCGATAACGGAAAGCTCACTGAAGAATTGCAGAACGTGAAAGCACAGATCAAGGAAGCTAAAGTGAGCCGAAAGTAAAGGTGATTTAATGCATGTCATTGTTCCTGGCGGCTATTATTCCTACGATTCAGCAGGGAAGAAAATCTGGCTGGATTATCAGTATTACGGAACGACTCTTGAAAATATTGAGAGGGTAAAAAACCTGACCAGGAACAAGATTCTTTATGACTGCAAATTATCCAAAGAGCCTGTTACAGTTTCAAACGGTTGCATTACTCATTCTTATCAGGGCACAGTGGAGATTCCGCAGGAGTGACTATGATGAGAAAACTCTTTTTAATTTTTGTTGGTATGTTGTTGCTGTGTGGGTGTGCGAGTGCAACTGATTATTATGTGAGTCCCACAGGAGATAACGGGGCAGTCGGTGATCTTACTCATCCCTGGCAAAATATCTCATATGCAGCGACACAAGCAACAGCCGGAGATACAATATATCTGCGTGAAGGAATTTGGAATGAAACAGTGACGTTCGCAAATTCCGGCACAGCAGAAAGTAGGATAACAGTAGTCAATTATCCAGGTGAGTCCCCAGAAATTAAGGGCACGTCCTACACAGACGGCTCAACGTATACAGAAGGCGCGGTAATTACAATCTGGAAAGATTATATTACTGTCTCCGGGTTGACAATACGGGATAAAAATTATCAGTATGCATACGATGTTAGAGGTACGCACAACATCCTAGAAAACATTACAGTGGATAATATAGGGGATTCAAATCACGGTTATGCTGTATATTTTCATGGATCTCATAACAGTCTGTTAAATTCGACAACTACTGAAACCGGCTGGAATCAGATACAAATAGGTATGTATGGAGTTGTGAACACAACTGACATTACAATCCAAAATTGTAATATCTCCCATTCGATGGCGCACGGACTAATTGATATTATTAACGATGTCAATCCTCAATATGTGCAAAATGTGCTGATTGATAATTGTTCGTTCGCCGCGTATCCTGGGCAAACATGCATAGCCGTGCACGGAACTCCCACATATATCGACAATATCACAATAGAGGATTGCACGTTCAATACTGGTACATATGGGATAGATAGTTCTCTCTTCAGATACAGCCTTATAAAAAACAACATATTCCAAAATTTTACGACATACGCGCCTGGTTCGGGATCTACAGGGCTAAAACTTGGAACCGTGTTTCAGAATAATTCGATACTTGACAACTCTGGAACTTATTTTATAGGCGTGGCGGGCACTAATGTTTATTTTATCGACGAAAATTTATCTAAAATTAAATTTAAATACGCTCCTGTTAACATTTCAAACCATCAAAAATCAAGTTGGCAGTATGAATCAATTTACGGAAATCTTGCGGAAATTAATTACACAGATGGGACAGTTTTCACAATTTCCACACCGAGCAGTTCAACATATTATAATCTGTCAGCCGTTTCTTATACTCCTGAAAAATTATATTGTTATCTTGATTCTGGGACGACAAGGGACGTAACATTTACAGTTTCAGCATATGATTATTCAGCAGTTCCCGCAGCAGGAACGGCAACGATAACCCCCAGAACACCGGTAGGTTCAGAGGAATGTAATTTCACAGCCGAAAGCACAAATGGAAATCTAGTGACATTCTCAGTATGGGATCTTACACCAGGATATCAGTACAGTATCGAAGAAGACGGTGTACAAAAATCTACACAGATTGCAAACGCAACGGGATACATTACCTGGAATAACGATGCATGGTCTGAACATGTTTATACTGTAGAAGATACCGGTCTTAGGCTTCCGGTGTGTGCATTTACCACTAATGTCACTGACGGAACAGCACCAACTACAATACAGTTTACAAAACCACCGAGGAAAAACGAAATGGCCACACAAGCGTATGCGTGGCAATCTATTGTTGTCACCTACACAAATTCGTCCGGGCAGTCTGCAACTGTAGCAGAAGTTAAAGTTGTACCTGCCCCACAGTTCACCGCCGAGGACATTGATGTTACTTCTCAGGACTCTGGAAACATCAAAGAATTTATTCCAGGGATGAAAGAAGGAAATGAGATTGAATTTATCGGGAACGATGTCCCATCCGATACCGGACAGGGATATCTATCCGCAGATGCGGCAGCCGGAGCAAACGGACACTTTGCTCTAGCTTTCCCATCTGGGAGTACCATCGAGTTTAACGCAGCTATCAAGACATTCGACATCATTGAAGATAACGGAGCAGGTGCATTTTCGTGTAAAGTGAAAGTGTCAGGTACACCGAGCAGGAGTTCTACACTCGTTAAGTTGTCTAATCTTACCACTACAGCAGGCACTCCGTTCCCAGCATTTGCATCAGACACTTACACCTATACAATTACAGCACTGCCCGACACAAGTACCTGTACTGTGACTCCAACGAGTGAAGGAGCTACTATATATGTAAACGGTAAGGCTGTGACGAGTGGGCAGGCTTCGGGAGACATCAACCTTCTGGAGGGAGGAGTTACACAGATATCTGTAAATGTGCGTAAATCAGGATCGGTATCAACTACGTACAGACTGATAGTGAGCAGAGAAGCACCAGGAGATCCAGACATAGCACAGCTGTTGGCTAACGACAATTATGAATTAATGTCTAACGACAACAAGTACCTTTACAGTGAGGTGTAATATGACAACACATACTATTCCGTTAGATGCAGATAAGATTGATGAAGTACTGCTTAAATCAGACACGTATCCAGCATTAACAAATAATACAGCACAGTTTTTAAGAGGCGACGGTACATTTGCCGAAGTAACATCTAGTGTTAGTACACATGAATCTACCCATAGATCAAATGGTACGGATGCATTAGATGTTAAGAACCTAGCAGGATACCCTGGGGATACAACTACCTTTTTACGAGGAGACGGTTCGTTTGCAACAATACCAGTCGATAAATTAACAGATTTGGCTGTCGCAGATGATGTTACAACACACAATGCAACAACTACGCGGCCAGGGCTATGTCCAAAGGGAGAGGGAACTGGAACAAAATACCTGAAGGATAATCTCACGTGGGACACTCCTGCAAGCGCCGGACTCACATATCCAGGCTCATCTACAGTTTTTTTGAATGGAAACGGTGGTTGGGCTACACCCACTGCATCTGGCAGCGTTTTCAAACCAGCTATTTATATAGGTCCAACCGGGAGTGGAGCGGAATACGAATGTGACGGGGTTGCTGATGATGTACAATTCAATGCCGCTTTTGACAGCGCCGTATCGGGATCTACTATTTGTATTTTGGCTGGAACGTATGCGTTCTCAAATCGCGTTTACAGCAGTGGGAAAAACCTTAATATTATAGGCATTGGATATGTTCTCATCAATATAAACACGTCAGCCGTAGTCCATAATGGATTCTGTTTTGAAGGTACGCAGATAGGATCAGCAATATCACTCACTGCAAATTCTGACGCACTCGATAAAACGGTAACTCTTTCAAGTGCGTCAAGTGTTCGAGCCGGCGACATAATCAAATTATATAATTCCGATTTATGGAGTGAACTGGATTATCCCACACAAAAAACAGGAGAAATGTATGTTGTAAAAAGTGTATCTGGGAACGATGTAACACTCCGAGAACCACTTCTGAGAGCTTATACAACTGCGAAATCTTCAGCAGCTATAATCTACAGACCGATAGAAATAAACATTGATAATATCAGGATACAGGACAGTGACGAAACAGATACGCATGAAGCAATAGCACTGCTTTATTGTATCAACAGTACTGTATCAAATTGTTGGATAAGAGATAGTGGGTTTGCCGGTATCTCCTTTTACGAATGTTACAACGTCAGAGCGTTTGGTAATGATATCCAGGACTGTACAAAAGCAGGTAGCGGATATGGAATTGGTATCTGGTCAGGCACTGCATATGCTGATATATACTCTAATCATATCGAGAACTGCCGGCACTGCATCACGATGAATTCAGACAGGATAGACACTCTAACAAGGGGAGTTAGAATCCATCACAACACCCTCATAGGGGGTCTGTTAACAGACGCTCTTGTAATCGATGCTCACTCTACTCATATAGACTGGATCATAGATCATAATGATATTACCATACAGAGTACAGGCGGCTGTTATGCCTGCAACGATGGGGCACTAATTACCATCTTTGAAAATAATCATATCAGGGGAGGATACGGTGCAGTTATAAGGCGTGGGAGCCTTAACGGATGCACTCGGATAATCAGAGATAACACAATCGAAGGCACTGTCAATTCCTTTTTATACAGAGGGTGGGGCAGTGGAGTGGGTGAGCATCTTGAGATATCCGGAAATACAATCACCAAAGGGAGATATGGCATCTATTTCGGTGACAATTCAAACGAGAGTGAGTCCTACTATAATATCGTAATTCGGGACAATTATATGACCGATTTCGACAATGATGCAATTTTCCTGATGTGCAATGTTGCCGGAATGAATATAATTATCAATGGAAACACAATCCAGGAAGCCGATGAAGACGGAATCCGTTTGCAGGCTAACGATAACGCGCCATCTTTTGTAGATGTATCTAATAACAAAATATTAGACTGTAATGATTCTAACGGAGCGCATCCTGGCATAACAATAACTGATATCTCGTATGCTACCATTGAAAATAATAAAATATATGATAGTGAAGAGAAAAACGGAATAGGGATAGCTACTACAGGAACGAGCGATTATAACATATTGATTGGCAATGTTGCACGCGGAATGACTGGTACAAAATTCAGTCTCACTGGGGATCATAACCAGGATGACAATTATGAACTCTAAAAAGAGGGGTGCTGGATCTGCGCTGTGTTCGTTTACTGATAATATTGTGTACGGTGGAAATACTACTGTGCAGTATGTTACTGAATCAGGAACGATAGCAGAAGATCCAGTATATAACGCGGGATCGCTTCAGTTTGTGCCTCTTCAGGCTAGTTCTCCGTTGTACGATATCATGTCTAGCTGGATTGACGCTGGATATAAATAATTATTAACAAAATTAGTAAGTATTTATTACTTACTAATTTTAAGGATGATTATAATATGACTACACATACAATTCCGCTTAATGCGGCTGAAATAGATACAGTTTTACTTAGATCATATGCATATCCACCACTTAATGAAAGTACATCACAATTTTTAAGAGGTGATGGTACATTTGCAGATTTACCTACTGATGTTAGTGCACATGAATCTACACATAGGTCTGGAAGCACTGACGCTTTAGATATTAAGAATCTTGATGGATATACAGGGCAATCCACATCATATCTTGGTGGAGATGCTACATTTCATTCATTACCAACTACTGTTAGTTTACACGAATCTACACATAGGTCTGGAGGTACCGATGCCTTAGATGTTAAAAATTTAGCTGGATATACTGGATCTTCTTTAGTATATCTTGGTGGAGATGCTGCGTTCCATACACTTCCTGACGTATCTGGCATAAGTGCATCTATTCGACAGCAGGAACTTACACGGTTAATTTGACAGTACAAAATGGAGAAAATGCAGACAGTGAAGTTAAGGAACTATATATCTCAGTCGAATCTCCGTCGATTATTACATCATACTGGAACTCATTCTGGGCATGGTGGAATTCATTCTGGGCATGGTGGGGTATGAGATGGCAGGTTACATACTGGTTACAGGAGGCGGTATAAATGCAAGTCATTCTTAAAACACCGATTACAAATTCTTTAACTGAATTAGAAGCGGTTGACGGTGTAGTCACTTTAGAAACAGATGGAAAAGTTTTAGTTCTGCCGACAGGACACCCATATTTACTTCCAAAATATAACGAATTTACACTCACCGAAGGGCGGGCACTTCCTGAAGCTGGAACATATACATTTACAAACGATTTTGAAACAGAATTGGGCATCAAAAATCTAATTACTCCTTGGATAGCTCTTTACGATCCCGCCGGAAGAGATGTGGACTTTTATCTGTTTACTTACAAACCATCACAATTATCATTCACAGTAGACTCAGAAGGAATTATAACTCAACTTATTTTATACCCTGGAAATGGGCTGATCTACTACGGGCAAATAACGTACTCAAATTTGATAGATGCCGCTTACAATCACGATTATTTTGATACTGCTTACTTTGATACTGCTTACTTTCCTGATTCTTATTTCAGTGAATTTAAACTTTCTAATATTCCAAAAGTTTTTGATGTGTTTTCCAATGGATCTCTTGCACAATTCTTAAAAGTATATGGGGCGATATGATGAAATTTAAATTGTTACATGTTGAGATTAATAAAATA